AAAATAAAGATACTTTAGATATCATTGTACAAAGTGATTTTACTGAACTTTGTGCGGGATTCTTTTTTTGCAAATCTAATTCAAAAACTAAAGATCTTTGGCAAAATGTTTTTAATAATATTACCGAACATTATAATGATCAAACAGCCATGAATCACTATATTAAAAATACTAAAAATTTAAAAGCGGGAGTCTTACCGAAGACATTTTTTACTTACGGACTTTTAGGTAAGGGACGCTGGGAAGGTCAAGAGTTTGAGATACCTAATATACAAGATGTTAAAATGTTTCATGCAAACTGGGCAGCAGGAATTGATAAAAAGAAAGCCTTGTTGGAAAATTGTTTAAAACAAAAAAATGGAAATTAACTTTAAAAGTTTAAGAGTGCCTGCTAACTACCCTGTATATCCTCCATATCATACAGGAAAGTATCTCGAAGAATATTTTTACGATTACTATTTAACAAATAAAGATAAATTCGATAGCACTGGCTATACTCTGATACCTGCTTTTTGGACCAATATATATAATACTAATATTAACCGTCATTTAGTTCAGATATACTTAAACTACCTTCCAAAAGGTAAAAAATATTTTGCTGTATCGCAGCATGATGATGCTGTGATTGAGAAACTACCTGAAGGTACTATTCACTTTTCCGCAGGAGGCCTTAATGGTCAAATACCTATACCTCTAGTCTGCTCTCCAATACCCGAGGGGCTAATGCATAAAACAAGTATAAAAGATATTCTGTGTTCTTTTGTAGGTACTGTCTTACCCACCTGTGAAATAAGAAATAGTTTATATAATCTTCTAAAAAATAAAGAAAGCTTCTATTTCACAGAAAAGACACAATGGTCGCCTACTATACCTCAAAATAAATTAAAAGAATTTATTAATATTACACAGCGATCCTGGTTTACATTATGTCCGAGAGGCTACGGATTACAAAGTTTTCGCTTTTACGAAGCGTTGCAGCTTGGCAGTATTCCTATTTTTGTTTATGACATCGAATGGTTTCCTTTCGATGATACAATAGACTGGTCGATGTTTTCTGTTATAGTACATAAAGAAGATATATTAAGAATACCTGACATCATAAACAAAATAAGTATAGAACAGAGAATAGAAATGATCAAACGAGGTAAAATAATTTACGAAAATTATTTTACCTTAGAAAAAGTTTGCGAACAAATTACAGAAAGACTAATAAAGTTATGAGATTATTAATAGATGTAGGATGTAATGTATTACAAGGATTTAAAAAACTTTTATCAATAGAAAGAATAACAACAAAAGATAAAAAAATCTTTGTAGAGGCTAATCCAGAGTGTTGGGAATATCTTGAGCTAGCGCTATCTACTGTTGAAAATAGTTATCTTATCAAAAAAGCTCTTGATACGAGTTGTGGAACAGCTGAGCTAATAACAAGAGCCGATAATAAAACAGATATGGCAGCAACAATTGTAGGCAAGCATTTTATAGAACGTAGCCTCGATAAATGGAACATTAAAGTAAGAGATTTCAATACATACAAAATACCTACCACAACACTCGAAGAAATTATAAACAGTCATCGTAATCAATACGAGAGCGTTATTCTTAAACTCGATGCAGAAGGTGTAGAGTATTCTATCTTAGAACAAATTATTCAGAACAATCTACCTATCGATAAAATCTATTGCGAATTTCATATACATAATGAAGATGATGAAAAAAGACGTCAAAATTTAATTCGTAAACTTGAAGCTAGAAATATTACTGTTTGCGACTGGGAATAAAAATGAAAATTTCTACATCAACAGATCACTTACAAGTTAGAGTATCAAATTAATCATTCAAGCAAGTATAATTATTTTAAAACTTTGATAGAGTATGATATTAACTGAATTTGAAGGAAGAACTGGTAATCTTTTATTTCAAAATATATTTACTAGTATTGTAGCTCGAAAATTCGATTTGAAAGTTGTAAAATATGCAGATATTCCTAATAGTGATTTATTAGGATTAAAATTATATAATGGTAGCAGGACGTTTGATCAATTATTAGAGATTAATGATTCCAATTTAATGGAATTATTAAAACTAGACACTATAGAATGTGGTGTTAATTTTAAAGGATTCTGTCAATTAAAAGATTTTGTTATTGTTTATAAAGAAGAAATATTAAATCACTTTCATTTAAATTATGATAATTTAATAGCTAAAGACGATGTATTTCTTCATTTGAGATTGGATGATGCAGAATTTGCTAATCCCGGCCTATATTATTACGAAACTTGTTTAAATTCACTTCAGTTTAAAAAAGGTTATATCTCAACGGATTCTCCTAACCACCCGATTGTGAGTAAATTACTCTCGAAATACAACCTATCATTATACATTAATGACTCAATTAAAACAATTAATTTTGCTAAAAACTTCAATAACATAATTATCAGTAAAGGAACGTTTAGTTGGTGGATTGGGTTCCTCAGTAAAGCAGAAAATATAATTTATCCAATTTCAGATATTATATGGCATGGCGATATATTTGTATTTGAAAATTGGAAATCTATATAATATATTCTATATAATAAATGCTTTTAAACTTACACGATCTAAAACAAAAATACAACATGAATTTAAAAGGCGTGATTCATGTAGGTGCACACTACGGAGAAGAGTGTGCACTATACGAATCCTTAAGTATAGATAATAAATTATTCTTCGAGCCTTCATCGCGTAATTTTGAGATACTATCAAAAAATATTGAAGACGCATCACTGCTAGTTAAAAAAGCTGTTGGAAATGAAAATAAAAAAATAGTCTTGAATATTGAAACAGCAAATAACGGGCAATCAAATTCAATCTTAAATCTAAAATTACATCTATCACAATATCCTCATATAACATTCAATTCCACAGAAGAAGTTGATATGATTCGTTTGGATGATTATATAGAAAATCCATCTTTGTATAATTTCTTAAACATCGATGTTCAAGGGTACGAGCTAGAAGTCTTAAAGGGGTCGGAGAAATTACTAAATCACGTAGATTATATCATTTCCGAAATTAACAAAGAAGAAGTATATGAAAATTGCGCTTTAGTAGATGAGTTAATTCAATATCTTGAATCGTACAGATTTAAATTAGTAGAGCAATCTTGGGATGGTGGTTCTTGGGGTGATGGGCTTTTTATTAAAGAATAAAAAGCCGTGCGTATATACGAACAATCATAGAGGCTATTAATAATCAGGCATAGGATACATAATCTTAGCTTATATGTTGAACTAACCACCTTCTATACTATTATAGATAGATATGATAATCGAACAACAAGTATACGATGGTAATTTAATTCATACCCGCTTCGCGTATAGATTCTTTAAGAAAGAAGTCTCACCTTGCGGTAATATTGTAGCTTTTAGAGCTCCGATGTATGTTAGCGACAATCTAATTGACCTGGAGGATTCTCTTTCTAAAGACTACATCTACTCTGGAGATGCAATTAATTTTTGCTGGGAAATTCCAAACCTGTGCCCTATTGGAGCTGTTGCTTTTCAGCGATATTTTAACGTTGCTATTGGCAATACACTCTCGAAGTTTATTGGCAAACAAATTGAAATGAATGGCGACGATATTATGGTAGTAGATAATTTCGTTGGTTCAGATAACAAGGTGAGGAATAAGGGTAAAGCGAGCGTTTCAATTACATACTCAAAAGATAATATAGGTATTGGTCATACAGGTATTAATATCTCCGCTGGTAAGAAAGCACCTGGATTTGCATATTCAACAAACCTTAGTGACGAGCATATCGACATGTTTATGAGTAGCATTATCGAATATTTTAATTCTGAAGTAAAAGATATCTTTACGGCAACAACAAAAGTAATTGTATGACAATCTTTGACTTTTTACGTGACCTCTGCTTTACTAAAAAGTCTACAACAGAGATCACACAGGAAGACCTACAGCAGTTTCAGCCCTTTATGATAAACAGATGGTTTACGTTTTACGGTAAGCCACAGTCTATCTTCATCAATGAAACACTTAACAAATATAGTATGCTGTTTGATGATAAGTATGACCTCTATAAGTTTTATAGAAATATTATACCTAAAGTACCGAGTAAGATGATTCACTATGTTAAAAAGAAACAGAAAGATAAAGCTAAAGAAGCTGATGAAATATCTCTAAAAATAGTATCACAAAACAATAATATTTCTACACGCGAGCTAAAGATGTATGTTGCTTTATCCCAGTCACTGATTAAGTAATAATACATATGCCAAGAAGTATTGATGCGTTACCCACACAAAAAAGCCATATCGATCTTTCGTCTCTTTCAGAGGGAGATTTTGGTCTAAACGACTACAGCTTATCTTTTATACTTGATAATGTCATTCTTGTTGAATACATTGACCTTTCTGTAGAAGGAGATAATATTCTTAGAAATGGCATCTATGTGCCTGTAAATACTCTAACAAAAGCGTGGCGGAAAGGAAGAGTACGCTTAATAGGTCCTCGTGTTGATTATGTAAAGGAAGAAGATATTGTAATTTTTCCTAATAACCTTGGTGTGCCTGTTTCAAATATTGAGGTAACGGGGTATGGAAAAGTTAAGAATGGTATTTTTCTAAACGAGGATAGAATCTTCGGTATTTGTAAGCCTTTGAACAGTGATGAATGTAGAGACGCTTGATAAACTACTTCTTGATAATGTTCTCGACGTACGCTTTGTAAGAAGACATAAAATACAAGGTAAGTCTTCGACGAGGAGAATGTTGTGTACAAAATCTTACCCTCTACTTGCCTCAACGAATGGTAAGATAGTATTAAATTATCAACCTCCAAAAGGAGGGCATAAGTTTAATGAATCAAAACAAAACGCGTGTATTGTCTGGGATATTCTCATGCAAAACTACCGCGTTGTTTCTGCAGAAACAGCTGTTGTAATAAACCAATACCCTGCAGATAGTACATTCTGGGAGTTCTTCAACAAGAACATTTACGTAATGTCGCAGCAAGAAAAAATTAACTTTATGGATACATGAGCTTGCCTTTATACGAAAACATTCTCAAGCAATATCTGCAATCTAAAATTGTTGTTAAACATAACAACAAATCTCTGAGAACAGGTAAGCTGACACTTTACAACATCAAACAATATTTTATTAAGCTCTACATTGAGACAGAAAAAAAGGAAATCAAAACCTTGGAGTTACCTTATCCCTACAAAATTCATTACTACGACAACTCGTGTGTGTTTAATTATCACCTTTCCTCTATTTGTAACAATCATCTACAAACAATGAATTTACTGCAGTCTCTCTGCAGTGAAGGTACAGACAAACTATATAATAATACTCTTGAAATTACAAGAGTTGATTAGAGGTGTTCTGTTCATATAATATACGTAATGAGCTTACGAGATTGCTTTCCTAGTGAATTTACTCCTAGTACCAACCAAGCAACACTTATCAACGAAATAGAAAGTGCGTTTAGCTCTGGTTATAAATTTGTTATTTGCTGCGCGCCGACAGGTTCCGGTAAGTCGCTAATATCTAAGACACTTGGTAATGCAGCTGCAGAGTGCACAGAGGAGTTTGAAGAGAGTGTTAATACATACGAAATCTTCAAGAGAGACAAATACGGCGAATTCTCTGCTGAACAAAATGCGCCGTTTGGCAGCTTTGTATTGACAATAACAAAGTCCTTGCAAGATCAATATAAGAGTCTTTTTAAGGATCTCGATATACTCAAAGGTCAGAGCAACTATCAATGCTCTTACGATGAAAACTACACTGTAAGTACAGCTCCGTGTCTACATATTAACACGCTTAAGAGTCAGTGCTGGGCAAAAAACTCCTGTCCATACTATAAACAACGCAATACTGTTTTAACATCAAAGTTTGCCGCTCTTAACTATGATATGTTTCTCGCTCTACCGGCTCATGTTAAGTCACGTGAATACATTATCTGTGACGAGGCTTCCGAACTTGAAGACCAACTTGTCAAAAAGTTTACTTGTACGCTTAATTTTAAAAATCTAAGAAAAAATAATATTATAGTTCCTCCTGTGCCGACCAACGCAAATCGCGCAGCGTTAGAAAAGTGGTTGATTAGTTTTTCTGATGTTATCGACACGAAGATCAACACACTAAAGAATGCTATTAATAAAAAGACTAAGAGTAACAAGCAGTCTGAAAGTGTTGCTCTTTCGTACCTACTTAATGTTAAAAATGATATTAAAGTGTTAATTAATACATGGTATGATAGTGAATATATTTTTGAGAGAAATGCTGAAGGTGTTGTATTTACTCCCTTTAAGGTTGACAAACTCGCGACACACATTTTTAGTTATGGAGAAAAAGTTCTCTTGATGTCAGCGACAATTATAGATCCAGAGAATTTCGCAAAGTCTCTTGGTATTACGAAATTCAAATACATTGAGTCGCCATCTTCTTTTGATCCACAAAAAGCTCCAATACACATCGCTTCAAACACTAAGCTTAACTACTATAACCTACAGTCAAATCTACCCAAGATCGCAAAAACAATAAAGAGTATTTGCGATCTTCATAAAAATGAAAAGGGTATAATACACACACAGACTAATGCTATTACATCGTACCTTTCAAAAAATCTCAACATAGATAGAATCATATACAGAGAACCAGGTGTAAATAACGAAGAGATACTAGCACAGCACACGCAAGCTACAACACCGACAATTATTGCATCACCATCTATGTTATATGGTGTCGATTTGAAGGATGACTTAGCACGGTTTCAGATAATAATCAAAGCCCCGTATCTACCCTTAGGAGATAAACGCATTAAGCAAATGCCTCCTGTTTGGTACACAAATAAAATGCTAGCAGCTCTAATACAAGCCTGTGGGCGTGGTATTAGATCAAAAAAAGACCATTGTATAACTTACATTTTAGATTATAGCATTGCTGACGCTGTTATTACTAACAAACATAAGCTACCTAAATATTTTGTGGAACGTTTCGTTTGATACTAAATACTAGAGAATAAATGGAACGACAGGGATTTAACTTTGAAATAAAAGACTTACTTACGCAGTTCCTCGCGGCTTTTGATGGTACAGTAATTAAGAGATACGATAAAAATAGAGTGCCTCGTGAAGATATAGAGGTAAGATATGTACTTGCGCCGAAACAGCGCGTAATGTACGATATTGTTAATAAGGCGCAAAACTTAACTCTACCTGTTGTTGCAGTTAATATTACAAGTATCTCACGTGATCCAAACAGAGTCTTTAATAAGCTTGATAGCTACTATAATAGCATTGAAGGTACAAGATCGATAACATCAAACACAATGCCTGTTCCTATCGACATAAAGGTAAACATGTCAATATTGACTAGATACCTACAGGATATGGATCAAATTATCTCTAACTTCGTTCCGTATAATAATCCATATATTATAATTTCGTGGAAAGAGCCAACTTCTATAACAAGCGAAACACGCGAAATACGAACAGAAGTATTATGGGACGGTAACATTAGTTTGACCGAGCCAATCGAACTAACAAGTTCTGACAAAATACGTATTGTTGCTGATACAAGCTTTACGATTAGGGGGTGGCTGTTTAGAGGTAAAAATGAAATATCTAGTCAGATATTTTTCATTGATAACAACTTTATACCACTTCGTGGTGATTTAATCATAACTGATAAAAACTATGACACCTTCTTCTCTAGTCTTAGCGAGATTACAGAGACTATCTCATTGAGCGGTTTTCCTACAATAACAGACGCTTTCTACTTTACACCAACAAACACAATACAGCCTCTATTATCGGACTTCTATATCGAGCAATTCTCACAGAGAAGTATACTCTTTTATGGGTCGTTCTACGATCGTACAACTAATGTACTTTTATCCTCCTCATCATTGAGCTCCCTCACAAGTACACTGTGCACTCTTTCTGCAAAATACTCCGGCAATGTTACAGGCTACCAACTTAACACAACAGACTTTAGTATATTAAACGATAATATGCTTTCAATTAATTTTCCTCCACTACCTCTTAAACAATCATTCAAAATAGTAATCGCCAATCCTGCAGGTTGGGTAGCTAGCGACTTTACTTTCACTACATAACAGATAAATATATATAGATGGCTAGTACCACACCTCCTACACAGAACAGAAATTACGTATCAAACGATGGTAGATCCTCTACATTCGGTAGAACGCTTATGGCGTATTTACAAAATAAACTGCCATATTCTAATATCGTTGACGCAGAAGATAACAATTTAAATCCTAAGTATGACGTTTTCGCAAAAGTCGGTTTGAGAAGATCCGAGGCGCTTGCTAAACACTCTATTTCACTCTCTAACGATTTTAATAACATGCCCATCGGCGCCAATGGCGCAGATAAAACGTTCGGGCAGGTAATGTATGCAAACATACAGGAAAATAAAGGTGCGCGTTTAAGGGATTACAGGGTAATGGCTGCCTACTCTGATGTAGCGGATGCACTTGATGAGATTTGCGATGAGGCTATTAATACAGATGAAGAGGGTAGAGAGGTAAAGGTAAATTACACAAATATTGAGCTAAAAGGTAGTGAGAAGGAAGTATTAGATGATGAGTTTGATAAGTTTGTAAATTACTTTGATTTTAGAAATAGAGGTTGGCAGTACTTTAGACAGTTCATGGTCGAAGGGGAACTATTCTTCGAACTTATAATTCACAAAGACTTTTTAAATGATGGTGTTCTTGGCGTTATTAACCTACCGTGTGAATTAATTGACCCTGTATACAACAATATACAGAACTTAATGGTAAAGGGATTCATATACAGAAAGCCTGTCTTTGACCCAAAAAGACCTGACAGAGTTGAGCGTGTTGAGTTTGTACCTCTCGATGACAATCAAGTAGTGTATATAAACTCTGGTATGATGAATGAAACGAAAGATATGATTCTTCCGTTACTTGAAAATGCTCGGCGAGCGTATAGACAACTCTCGTTAATTGAGGATGCTATTGTAATTTACAGACTTGTGCGCGCACCAGAGCGTTTGATATTTAATGTTGATGTAGGCAATATGGCTGCACCAAAGGCTGAAGCTTATTTAAAGAAACTTATATCTAACTACTGGTCTAATAAGACATTTGATATTGATCAAAACGATGTTGTTAAGAAATTTAATCCACAATCAATGCTTGATGCTTTTTGGTTTCCTAAAAGAACAGGCTCTGATGGTTCATCTGTATCGCAACTACAGGGTGGTCAGAATCTCGGAAAACTAGAAGACTTGATGTACTTTGTTAAGAAGCTATATCGTTCACTTAAAGTACCTTCTTCACGAATTAATCCAGAAGATGCAGTAAAGGACGGATCAGAAATTCTTCGCGAGGAGTTAAAGTTTGCAAGATTTATTATACGCTTACAACAACAATTCGCTGCCGGTGTCAAGAGAGGCTTTATTACACATCTAAAACTGAGGGGTCTCTGGAAAAAATACGATCTTAATGAAACAAATATTGAAATTACATTTACACCTCCAACAAACTTCCACGAGCTTCGTCAGTCTCAAAGAATCGAATTGAAAACAAAAACCTATACTGACATTACCGGTAGTGAATCTATCTCTAAGACATTTGCACAGAAAAAGTACCTTGGGTGGAGAGATAGAGATATTCTCGCTAATAGAGAATTCAGAAGGAAAGACGCAGAGTTCGAATGGGAGTTAGGTCAGATAGCCAATCTCGGACCAGGTTGGAGAGAGGCCATTATTGCAGGAGATCTCGCTGGTGGAGAAGCTCCAGCTGGTGGTGAAATAGGCGGTGGTATGTCGCCTGGAGGTCCTACTACACCAGGCGCACCGCCTCCTGACTTTACTGGTGGTGCTGCAGCTGAAGGCGGTCCTGCAGAAGGCGAAACTGCACCACCACCTGAAGCACCTCCTGCTTAATGCATAAATATACACATGACACTGCCTTGTAATGTACTACCCGTATC